TTTTGCACTCTAGCATAATCAGCATCTCCCTCTTCTCTGGGTATTACATCAATTTGTGGTCTACCAGCAACTAGTCGGGGAACAATGGTTTCAATAGTGGAAAAAGAGTAGGGAACAAAAATATTGGCTTGCCACATCTTTTTGGTGGCTGAATCCAACACTCCTCGGTAGAGGTCATAAAAATCATCCCATTTTTGTTTAAGTGGCTCTCGCCAATTTCTAGCTGTTTGATAACGAGAAACTATTTTATTAGCTAATTCTTTATTGACAACGGACTTTGGTTTTTCGGGCATAGCAATAGTTTATTTTAATTTTGTCCGTCTTATAATAATCTTTATCATACTATTTTAGAATTGTCAATAAAAGATTTTTCCCATTGTCGAGTAGAACAATTGGTGTCGACGTGATTTTCTTCTCTTTTCCGTTCTTTTTCTATAACTCATAGCGAAGTAGCGTACCATATCACAGTTTGAAACCAACACTCCATTAGCAAAATACATCCCATAACTAGTAGCGAGGTTGTATACCTCTTTTTCTTCTGAGGGCTGTTGCCCTACAGTTGGGATGACAATATTTGCTTCTTTTGGGGAAATAAGTTTTGTATCTTTTACCACAAACACTGCAGATTTTAACAATCTCTTTTCCCCTCCTATTTTGCCAACCCTTTTTAGCAAGTTTCGAGTGAACCACCTTTGTTTGTTGGGGGTTGTCTTTTCTCCACTGTTTTGCCTTTTGAACAAGCATTTTTTGATGTTCATTAAAACCATCCCAAATGCCCCAGTTGTGTTTTTTAGCGTGTTGAGAATGAGTGAGAAGCTCAAGGTTGCTAATTTTATTATTGGTAGTATCACCATCAATATGATGAATTTCCAAACCTTTATGAATTTTTCCATTATAAAATTCCCAGACTTCTCGATGTAAAAATCCAGTTTTGCCTCCAAACTCCTTGTAAGCAGACCTTTGAAAATAAAGTCTATGTGTTCTATTTTTTGATTCAGGATAGCGTCTATAAGGAATTCCTCGAAAGTAAATTGTTTCTGACATATCTTGTCATTATATCCTAGGTCATCTACCTTCACAACGCCGTTGTTTGTTATAATTTTATGGTTTGGGGTAGCGGTGAATAAGCCATAGTTTTTTACTATTCTATTCCCTGTTTTAATTGACCCAGTTGTTTTAGCCAGTCCAAAGGGAGTGACAATTTTATCTTCACTGGTAATATTTTCTATATCTTTTTCTCCGACAGAGGTTAGGATTTTTGTACCAGCTATAAAACAGGCATCATCATCTTTTTTATAAGGTACTTCTTTAATAACTCCATCGGTTTTTCTCTCCATCCAGCGATACTTCTCAAACTCATCAGCAATCCAAGGAAGGTTTTTGTTAAACATTAAAGTTGGTTTGCCAGTATCCTGTCTAATTTTTAATAATTCTGCTACTTTCATAATCCCATATTTAACACTATCTGGTCCTTTTTCGACTGGGTTAAAGTTAATTCCCAGTTTAGAAAGTTCTTCAATTTGCATTGGTTGAGCACTATCAGCCACAGGATTAGTAATTACTTTGCCAGCATCTTTAATAATACAAACATTGGCAATTTCTTGCTCTGTAAAATTGTCTTGATATACTCCATCGTAAAGATATATTTCTGTCTGGTCTGGAGAAATAGCAAAATAACCAAGAGCTGTTTTATGAGTATAACCAAGATCTAATGACCTAGTATAAGTCCAATTACTATTAAACTTATTAAAAGGAATATTAACCATGTGGGTTTCTCGATGAAAGTCTTTGTAAATTAATCCAGCCATTTTTCTAAACTCGCCTAGTATCTCTTGGCTAAACGAATCGTCATCTAGTTCTGCCTTCATCAATTCTATTTCATCAACATCAATATAGGGATTATCATAGGTAGTAAAGTGGTAATAAGCATGATCTTCGTCTTTGAATATTTTTCTATCCTCAGCCACTACATAGTTGTCCGCTAATTCCTTAAAATGATTAAACCCATTTGGAGTAGAGATAAACCAGCAGTCGGCAGCGCTATCAGCTAAAGTGGGGCGTAAAATCTTCCAACATTCATTCCAACGACTAAAAAAGGCTACTTCATCAAACATAATTAAATCAATACCCACCCCTCGAAGCGAATCTGGGTTGTCAGATCCTTTAAGTTCAATTTTGGAACCATTTTTTAATACCACTATTAATTCGGTTTCATTTCTGCGTTTAACCAGCGGTTTAGGAATATAGGTGTAAAGCATCTCCCAGACAATTTGTTTTGCCTGTTTATAGGTAGGAGCTATGTACCAAACTTTGACTTCATCGTGTTTAGTAGCAAAGTCTACCATTTTCATCGTCACCAGCATGGTTTTGCCAGCTCGTCTTCCAGCATTAATAACCTTGTAACGATGGGTGTCCTCCCAGGCTGTGGTCTGCCAGGGTGATAATTCGATTTTCACGTAAGTCCTATAATACCCTTAAAAATGCTTGTTGTCAATTTTTTCAGGGTGGTCATCTGGTAATTTAGTAAAAGTGATTTGTGTGAAGCAAAAATTAAATTGGTTGACGAAATCTAATTTTTATGTTATATTCCCAGTGAAATTAAAAAGGTAACTACGAACCTTCTAATGGGTTTCCCTAGCCTAGACGTAAACTCAGCGTCTTTAAAGAACTAGAAAGGGAATAGCATTAGAGCCAAGCGGTGACAGGTCAAACAGCCCGCTATATAAGTCCTGAAGGAGAAAGCAACAAACCAACGAATACAAATGAGTTGGAACCAGACAAATAGGTTTAGACTAAAATACACTGATTAAAGAAATGGATACGGTCTGGTAAGTAAGTAAAGAGCTCCTTTAGCCTGTTTACCTACTAAGGTTTGGAGAAACATCCAGCTAAAACCTTTAAGAAAAGCCTCTACATTGTTAGCCCTTTTAGTACCCACACACCCGTTTTACCCATAAGGTATTAGACTAATTTCCACTGGCGTGGTAATCAAATTGTACTCATCTTCAAAAATGGCTGGGTAATTTGTATAGGAATATTTACATATATCAGCTAAACATTTAGGGGGTATCCCCACCCCCTTTGTTTAATCTGAATGAGTGTCGCACAATATAAGTTGTGCGACATAGCTACTCGAGGGGATAAACTATAACGTTTATTATGGGTTAGTTTGTTTAATAGGTTTATTCTTAACAATCACTAAAGCTTGGAGATCCTCACTATTTACGTTGAGTTCCTCTGCAGAAAGATTGGGGATTATCTTATCGAGCAACACTTGTGCCGCTTTAACTCTAACACTTGGAGGATTTTCGGGGTGATAGCTTTCAAAGATCAACCTCTTTACTAAATAGGGAGTTAAGCGTTGTAATTTTAGATATAGATCTTTGTGTGGGATCGCTCGTTTTTCTTCCTGAAACTCATTAAAAACAATCGGGATTGGATATTCAAGTATAGCTTCTCCCTTTCTTTCCAATTGCTTAGGAGTCAAGCTTCTTGTTTGCTTCTTTTCAAGCCTTTTGCTACTTTTAGTTTCTTTTATTTCCTCGGGTTTAATTAATGCCATATTATAGGCTATTATAGCATAGTTTAGAAATAGTCAAGAACTACGATTTTACAAAGTAAAATAATAAACAAAAAAACAGCCTTCATAAAGAAAGCTGTTTAATCCTATAAGTTATATTTTTAGGCTTTGGCTAGACGCTTTGCGTTCTAGGTTTTATTGTTCAAGCGTTGCCTTCTAGCTACTAGTTCATTAAAGTCAATTAATATCAATTTGTCAATCCTGATGCTTGAAAAATAGCCTCTGGTCCAGTAAAGATAGACCGCAGCTCTTGACACTCCCAAGTATTCACTAGCGCCAGAAATTGTCATATAGTCAGTCCCGTTAATATTATATATCTTGCTTTTACTGGTCATTATTTGCCCCCTCTATACTTTAATTTTTAATAGTTTTTTGGCTTCGGCTTGTTTAGCTTCTAGCGTATCATATAAGCAGGTTTCAACCTCATCAATAAAATTGTCAGCATTTGATAAAAACTTATCAAGCTTCTTTTTTCTCCTGAGTACAAAATCAATAACTTGCTCATTCTCCTCTATAGCATTTTTGATAATATGATAAAACCCTTTAACCTCTTGATAAGTATAATCACCATCATCAAAGTCGCTGGGTATTTCATCCCAGTTATAGACTACCGCCAGCCAGCCGCCACTTCTGCCACCATATTCAACACGATCAACGCTAAACTTCTTTTTCAGATCATATTCTAGCTCATCCCTTGCGTCAGAAACAATCATTTCCCAAACAAAGAAGTTAATCACCTCTTCTAAATCAAAGTTTATTTGTTCAATTATTTTTTGCTCTTTTTTAGTTAGTTTAGCCTTTAGATCGTCAATATCAAACCAGCTGTGCAGTTTAACATCGACGCAATCCTCACTAGATCGGTTTGTATACCACCAGCTACTACTACCTAGTCCCTCTTGCATTCTTTCAAACCAATCATAATGATCGCTGATGAAATTAATCATTGCTTTTTTTGTCATTTTAATTTCCTTTCATTTAATCGTTAAGATTTACTAGTTTATAAACACCGTTTTTGATTTTTTTCTCAGTTTCCTTCTTGGTTTCACCCAAAAACTGGTTTCTATATTTTCCAGTTGTTTTTGAGTAATCCCAGTCATTTTCATCTAAATAAACAACCCTTTCATCATTTTCGAAAGTTGTTTTGACTATGATTGAGTTGTAACTTTGAAAATAAGTTGCTTCTGGCGTGTAAATTATAAACTGGTTTGGTATATTATTGCCTTTACTGTTTTTGATGTTTGAGATTTTTATATTGTTTGATTCAATTTTCATTTTATAAACCCTTCTTTTTTACTTATTAATAGTTCTAAAATCCCATTTTTTAGCCTCCCTTCTTAACTTTTTTTTTGCCCATTGTTGAGCTCGTAAAATCTCCCTATACTCTGCTTTTTTTTGTTCGCTATTTTCTAGCCATTTTGTGAAGTCATCTTTTTTCATTTTGTCCCC